GGGCCATGAATCCCATAGGCAGCAAGTGAGGCGCCTTGTGAGTAAGTTGGACGAACGCCGGCCGGCGCTGCCCATGCTGCGCCCCTGTTTTCTTCTTTGGGCTTTGGTACGGGTTGAGCGTATGACTTGCCCGTAATCGCATCCCACAAGCGAACAAAATAACCCTGTCTCTTTTCTAAATCTGACATATTCACCTCTTTGAGCGTAATATATCATAAATTGTAATCTGTTGTGTATTTGCACCAAAGCCAAAATTAAACACAACCTCATCCCTGTTTTTTCTGTGTTGGTTGTGCATTGTTTTAAAAGGTGCAAAATTCATCCATTGCGCCCCATTGTTCTCACAAACAATGTATTGTTTTTCTCTGTCTTTGGCCCATCTAGACAATAAATCATAATCAATCTGAGATTTTCTGTAATACGATCCCTTGATCTCATAGGGTGGATCTATAAACCATGTGCCTTCGTAATTTTTCATGTTGTAGTAGTTTTTATTTGTGATTTTCCAGTGTTTGATTTTTGGCAGCTGTTGAATTATTCTTTGCTTAGATGGCTCAGCCCATGACAAACATTGGTTAGGGTTTTGAGACTGAGCTTTAAATACTGATTTAGACTGTGTTTTTTTTGGGCTAGCACAGGCATACCCGATCCAAAATCCAATTAAAATCTTAGCTTCTTTGCAAATTTTAAGATCATCAACAGTTTGATCAGGCCCTAAATACGGCAATGATTTAATTTCTGAGGTCTTAACATTGATCAAATAATGCCAAAGTTGATATATATTCTCATCTAAATCGTTGAGGATTACATTCTTTGACCAGTGATGCAAAGCATAGCAAGCACTTCCTGCGAAAGGCTCTATAACGAATTTGCACTGTGGGAAATGGTAATATCTAGCTAGATTCCATTTACTCCCGTAATACTTAAAAAATGGCTTTAATGGTTTTATCATAATCACCTATGGGCTAAAAATCGCTTGTATTGCATGATCTGATAGCGCAATGCGTCAAGCGCATGATCGTATTTCTTGATCGGTTTGTCTTGTTTGCTTTTTGAATCCCATTTGTACAGTTTTAACTCTTTGATCAGGTTCTTACATTTTGGATGAATAAGAAGTCTGACTTTACCTTCAAGATCGGGAGCTAGAAACTCTTTAACTTGATTGATACCTTCGAGAACACCGTAATGCTTAGGTGCTGCTAAGGTCCTCAAATCAAGTTCTCGCGCCAATGTTAAACGCCCGTCTCTGCTCTCAGGATCTGCCACAGTCCAGTTAAACTCTTGACCTTTTGAGCGCCTCAAGATCTCTCTACCGCTCTCTAATGTAGTCTTTTCCGTCCAGTACAGTTCATCATAAACCACAAGAACAGGATCAGCGCAAAAGTAGCCCGCCGGCGCCTCAGCAAACCAAAGACAACAAAACGGGTGTGAAGTCCCAAAGTCGATCGATCTGTATCTTGACCAGTGATCCGGTATTTTTTCAATGTTTGTAATGTGGCGATCTGGTCTAAATTCTGAATAGATAAGGCCGGTTTGGGCGGAAAACTCACCAAAGAGCCGGCTTTGTTGCGCCTCCTCGCTCAAATGGCTAACAGCGCGCCTCATTTTAACGCTAGATATGTAAGGGTTGTCAAGTCCTGAGATCTGAACACGTGAAAAGCCCGAAGGCGGTTTCTCAACAAAGCGATCAAACATCCAACTAAGGCCCTTAAGCGGTGTAGCCGTCACAATAACACGCCCCCGTTGATCTACTGTCCTCAATATTGATTCTTCAAAGACGGGCTCCGGTGGTTCCTCATCGAGCCAAACCATTGACACAGATCCACCTTGAAAAGCCTCACGCCCTGCGTCACAAGACATAGACACGATCCGTCCTTTATTGGGCAAGATGGCGACCGCTCGATCTTGTGAGTTCCATCTGATACGCTTTGTGTTCTGAGGCAGGAAAAGATCCAACTTTGGGCGCATGTATTCAAGGCCATCTTTATAACTCAAAGAACCACACCAAACAGTAGAGGGCCGATCAGGAATAAGATCGGGCGGTATTTCGTTCAGTGTGATCCAATCCATAACCCACCGTTCATCTTTACCCGCTGCGAATGCTACAGCCAATTGAGCCCCCATGTGACTCTTGCCGGATCTATTTCCCCCGCTGATCAGTGTCGCCTCATCGGCTAAAGATTTGATTGCTTCCTTCTGAGAGGTCCGTTCTTCGGTGATGTCGCAATGATCACAGCGATAGAGACCCGCGCTTATTTTGTGCATCTTACGACCGCAACCGCGCAAACGTGGGCTTTTATCGCTCAACCCATCCCAACGACAGCAAAACGGCTCCCAAAGTCGACCCGCTGAAAGAGGATAAGCTTTGATATAGGCCAGTAGCTCCTGTCGTACGGTTAGCGATTCTTCTAATTTTTTGCGATCGTCACTCATCAAGATCGATAACCGGATCAGCTATAAATGCGTCAAGTTCTAAATCTGTTTCTTTGACCTGTTGGATCAACTGTGTGATGCTTGCTTCTTTTGCGTCAATCTGAAGCAAGACCTGTGGATCTTTTTTCTGTCGTCCGTACTCCTCTGGATGACGGCGCTCTAAGATCCAAGCTGAAGCTTGCCATGTTCCGTTCTTTGCTGCCTTTTGTATCACAGCCATATTGATCAAAGCAGATCTGGCAATTGCTTTGTTTACAGTTTCCAAAAATTCAAAATAGATCCCCTCGCCCTCACGCTTTCCGCGATCCATCCAATTGTAAAATGTTGAGTTTGTGATGCCGGCATATTTTGAAGCTAGATCAATCGTCATGCTCATTTCCAACGCCTGGATAAAAAGTGCTTGTACTTGTGGTGTTAGCTTTGTTCTTCGGGCCATGTTTCCTCCTCTAGTCTCTCAATCTTTAAAGCCTCTATTTCTACAATATCAACGCCCTCGGCATTCTTGATCCGCTGTAAACAAATATCAGCATAATCAGGCTCTCGCTCAATCCCGATCGATCTGAACCCCTCGAGGCTTGAGGCTACACCAGTAGTCCCCGATCCAAGAAAAGGCTCTAAAACAAGACCGTTGACTGGCGTGACAAGTCGAATAAGCCACCGCATGAGATTGACGGGCTTGACTGTTGGATGAAAGTTTTTAACCTCGCCCGCTGTTCTTCCTGTGCCCGCTCTCGGATCATTGATTCCCTTCTCCCACTTATTGGGCTTTGTGTCTTTCTGGTGCTGTACAGCAGGAGGAATTTTAGCTACAAGATCTGTCAGTCCCTCCTCACGCTCTGATCGTGGTGGTTTCGGGCATTGGTAGAGGTTAGCTGGCCAGCGGCCTTTTTCTGATCCTGCACTAAGCATGTTTTTTACATCGCTCCTGTGCCAGTCGGGTCTATAACCTTGTGATCTTTGATATTCAGATCCAAAGATACCTTTATCATTGTTGAATGTTCTTGTTGTATTTTCACTCTGCGGCCCTATCCAACAAGGATCACCATAACCAAAACGACAAGCATCTATATTGATCGCCCCCGTCCCCGTCTTCAAAACTTGACTTGCAACATTTTTCTCAGCGATCGGCTTTCTTGCAAGGACACAAGGCTCATAAGCAGGCTTTAAGGCGGTTCCCCAACCCTGCCAATATTTCGCCTCTTTGGTGGTTGGTTTTGTTATTTGTCGCTGTTGGAAATTTGCGTTCAGACCTTTTGAATATGTCCTACCTTGATCCGCTGATGATGTAAAGCCATCAAACACAACCTCACGCTCAGCCCCCGCCATTTTATCAATCTGCTTAGAGATATCCATGCTCTTAGGGAATCCAGAGTAATAACACCAACCAAGCTGATCCCTTATCTCAAACCCTGCATCCTCAACCGCAACCGCTAACCTGTGGACTGTTCTTGTAGCAGCGAAACAAATCAGATGCCCGCCATCTTTCAAGACCCTCAAGCACTCTCTAGCCCATTCCTCAGAAGGTACGCTGTGATCCCATCCTTTACCCATAAAGCCGATCCCGTAAGGCGGATCTGTTACTATTGAGTCAATACTGTTATCAGGCAAGGAGCGCATAACCTCAACGCAATCACCGCATGCGACCTGTTGCCCGCCGATCTGATAAACCCCGCCAGCCTTGGCAATCTTGACCGATTCAGCAGGGATTTGATCCCAATCCTCATCCTCAAGATCCTCCTCGATCACATTGTCGAGCGGTTCAAATTGGGCCTCTTCGATCAACTCATCAAGCTCGGCATCTGAAAAACCGATACCGCTTAAATCCGAATCTTTGAGATCTGTTAAAACCTCACTGAGCAGATCCTGATCCCAGTCTGCGATCTCTCCGATCTTATTGTCGGCAAGTGCTAAAAGTTGCGCTTCTGTAGGGTCAAGATCCACAAAGCGGACGGGTACTGTATCAAGACCCAAAGACCGCGCAGCTGCTAAGCGGGTATGACCCGCGATTACCATGTTGTCTTCTTTTCTTGCTATAATCGGAGATGCCCC